ATGCGCCGGTGCGTGCTCGTGGCGCAGGAGCAGATTCGCGACGGCGCCGAGGAGCGACTCCCCGGCGACCCCATCCCGAGCGCGCGCGCCTGGGGACGGGGATTCGTGGACGTGACGCGCGGCCGGCTCCTGGCGCTATCCCCGGAGGCGTGCGTGGCCATCATGCGCGAGGCGCTGCGGGCCGACCCGTCGCTCGTCGAGGCGCTGCGCCCGGCGGGCGATCAGCGGCAGCGCCGCTAAGGTGCGCCCATGACCTGGACCTACGTCGCGCCCACGACGGACCGCGACAAGGTGCGGTTCCTCAGCGGCGACAACGACACGACCGACCAGCTCGTGACGGACGAGGAGATTGCCTACATCCTCACGGTGCGGACGAATCTCCACCTGGCGGCAGCGGATGCCTGCGAGGCCATCGCTGCGAAATGGGCGAGGAAGGCGGACACGAGCAACGGCGCACTGAGCGTCAGCGCGAGTCAGCGCGCCGCAGCGTACCACGTGCAGGCACAGGAGCTGCGGGCGCGCGCCAACGGACTCGGAGCGCCGACGTGGTTTGCCGGCGGCCAGACGGTGAGCGGCAAAGACACGCTTACCAATGACAGCGACGCGGTGCAGCCGGCGTTTCGGGTGGGACAGGACGATCTGCCGGGCACGCCCGACGACGGTGACGACGACACCGCGGAAAACGACTGATGGACCCGCAGCTCAAGGCGCAGTGTCGGCAGACCGTCTACGTGCGGACGCCCAGTGGCGTGTCGTCCAGCGGGGACGCTGCTTGGAACACCAAGGTGGCGTACAGCGCCCGCGTCGAGGGCGCGAGCAAGATCATCGAGTCGGCCGACGGCACGCAGCGCACGACCACGCACCGGGCCATCCTGGTCGTGAGCACGAGTGGCGAGACGGACCCCACCGACTGGGACCGCGTGCTCGTGTCGCTCCCATGGGACGACTCGACAGATGTGGCTGCCGGGCGCGTGCCCGCCAAGGCCGAGGTCCTGACCGATGAAGCCGGAGCACTGGATGCCGTGGTGCTGTGGCTGTGAGGTGACGGCATGGCGGCCGGGCGCGTCGTGGTTTCGGTGCTGGGCGGGGACGCGCTGCGCCGGGCGCTGGCGGCGTCGGTGCCGCGGTTGCAGGCAGCACTCGACCGGGCCATCTACGCAGAGGCGAATGCGATTCTGACGGACGCGAAAAAGCGCGCCCCGATGGACACCGGGACTCTGCGGGCGAGCGGTTACGTGACGCTCCCGCAGCCCTCGGGTGCGGGCAGTCGCGTGGAGGCCGGGTTCGGGGGCGCGGCCAAGGGCTACGCGGGCGTCGTCCACGAGCGGCTGCTGACTGCCGAGGGCGAAGCGATCCGGTATCAGGCGCCCGGCACGGGGGCGAAGTTCCTGGAGTCGGCAGTCTCCGCGGCACAAGGCGGAATGGCGGAGCGCATCGGGGCCCGGGTGGCGCGGTCGCTCGCGCCGGGCGTCACGACAGCCTCGCAATCCCGAATCGCTGCGCTGGCGCCAACCATGCCCTCCGAGGAGCGGCTGCCTCCGCGCGCGAAGAAGTCGAAGAAGAAGTCGAAGAAGAAGAAGAAGCGGTGACCGATGGCGCTCCCCGACTATGCCGGCGACGTAGCGGCGGCACTCGCGACCGCGGGCGTCGGCACGGTGGGGACAGGCATCTTCATCGGTCCCACGCGAGCGCCCGCCACCGGCTTGCCGGCCGTCGCGGTATTCGTGCTCCCGACGGGCGCCGGTCCGCCGGTGGCGCCCTACCTCGGGACGAGCACCGACTGGCACGAGGTGGCGCTCCAGATTCTGGTCCGCAGCGCGGCGAACAGCTACGCAGCCGGCCGCACCAAGGCCGCCGCATGCCGCACGGCGCTCCACCGGCTCGCGCTGGGCGCCAGCTACACGCTCTGCATGGTGCGCGAGACGGAAGCGCTCTACCTCGGGCGCAACGAACTGGGGCATCACGAATTCGCGATCAACGTGCGCGTCGGATTCGACGCGGCGTGACAGTCTGCGGCGGCGCTGCCGCCTGGCACATGCGCGGCGCCACGCCGCAGGAGACACACTCATGCGCAAGTTTTCGCTCATCGTCGCAGGCGTCATCGGACTCATGCTGGGCGCCACGGTCGGCCCCGCCGCAGCCGCGGACGGCAATCTCGCGTGCCGTACCAAGGCCGGGGCTTTCGTCCGCTGCCCGGAGCCGACGACCGGCCAAGTGCCCGTGGCCGACACGACGCAGCCGTTCGGCATGGCCTGGAGCACCACGCTCACGGCGAATCCGCTCATCGTCAGCCAGAGCATGGACATCGGCGACTCGGCCACCGACACGCTCACGGTAACCTCGGTCATCGATTCGAGTCTCACTTTCGACAACGGGGCCTCGCGCACGATCAGTATCGAGGCAGCCGCGGCGGCCACGGCCGGAGACAGCCTGGTCATCGCGTCGGGGAACGGCACCGGCGCCGGGGACAAGGACGGCGGCAACACGACCGTTCGCGCGGGCAACGCGGCCAACAGCGGCACGGATGGGCTGCTGTACCTCGGCAACACCAACACGTCGAGCGTCGAACTGGCGGCTTCCGCCATCGCCACGAACGTGAACGGAACACTGACCTGCGACGAGAATGCGAACCTCAATGGCGCGATCACGACCGTCGGCAATGCCGCGACCGATACCGTGGTTCTGACGGCAGTGGTCAACAGCTCGATGACATTCGACAACGGCGCCGCCCGGACCATCGGGATCGAGGCGGCGGCGGCGGCCACGGCCGGCGATGCGCTCACGATCAGTGCCGGCAACGGCACAGGCGCGGGCGACAAGGACGGCGGCGCAGTCTACCTGCGCGGCGGCAACGCGGCGAACTCCGGCGCGGACGGCATCCTCTACTGCGGCGATAGCAACACTTCCGCGGTGGAAGTGGCGACAGCCGGGATCGCGACCACGGTCAATGGTTCGCTGAAGGTGGACGAGGCGACGACTCTTGATGGCGCGGTGACGCTGGGCAACGCCGCCGGCGACGATGTGACCTTCACCGGCTCCATCGCGGGAAACGTGCTCTTCAAGCAGGGCGGGGATCGCACGCTGGGCGTCGCGAGTCACGCGAGCGCGGGCGGCGACGACCTGACGCTGTACGCGGCCGATGCGTTCGCGACGGGCGGCGGCAACGGTGGCGCTCTCTATCTGCGGTCGGGCAATGCCGACGGCGCGGGCACGGACGGCGTGCTCTACTGCGGCGACGTGAACACGAGCGCGGTGGAAGTCGCCACGGCCGGGATCGCCACGACGGTCAACGGCAGCCTCAAGGTGGACGAAGCGACCACGCTGGACGGCGCAGTCACGCTCGGGAACGCGGCCGGCGACGACGTGACTGTGACCGGCAGTGTCGCTTCCGACGTGACCTTCAAGCAGGGCGCGGCGCGCGCGATTTCGGTCGCGTCCCATGCGAGCGGCGCGGGTAATCATCTGTCCATTGCGCCCGGCGCGGCCTTCGCCACGTCCGGCCTGAATGGCGGCAATCTCACCCTGCGTGCCGGCGCGAAGGATGGCGCGGGCACGGACGGCGTGCTGTCCTGCGGCGACGCCGACACGAGCGCGATCAACATCGGTGCCAGCACGATCATGAGCACGTTCCTCGGGACGCTCAACGTGGACGAGGCGGCGACCTTCGACGGCGCCGTGACGCTCGGCAATGCCGCGGGCGACGCGATCACCGTGACCGGCCTTGTATCGGGCAGCGTCACCTTCCTGGGGTCGGCGGCGCACTCGATCACGGTGGACACCGACGACAACGGGGCCGGAAACAACCTCTCCATTGCGGCCGGCGCTGCGTTCGGCGGCGCGGGAGGCAACGGCGGCGATCTGGCTTTGAACGCCGGCGCAAAGGACGGCGGCGGAACGGCCGGAGCGATTGCCATCGGGACCACGACGGCGAGCGCCATTTCCATCGGCAACAGCGCCACGACGATCACGACGCCCGCGGGCTACCCGATGGTGCGCAAGCTCACGCATCGGGTGCAGCACTCCGACCTGACCGATGCGGACGGCGAAGAGGACGAGGCGATTGCGGGCTTCCCCGCGAATTCCTGCCCGCTCTACGCGCTGGTCGAGGTGGACACCGCCTTTTCCGGCGGCACCTCGACGGCGGTCACGGTGAGCGTCGGCGACGTGGCGGCTGCAACCGAGGTCATGGCGGCGATCACGGTGTTCACCGGGGCAAGCGGATTCGGGCAGGGTGCGGCCGGCGCGAATGCGGGAAACTGCGTCTTCGAGGCTGCATACAGCCCCATCGCTCGATTCACCTGCACGACCGACACCTGTCTGGCACTCACGGCCGGTGACGCCTACATCCACCTGTACTACCTCACGATGGCGGCGGTCACGCCGTAACATGGATACCCCCACGACACCGCAGCAGCTCTGCCCCCGATGCTGGGGGCGGGCTGTGTCCCCCGCCTGTGCGCTGTGCATGGGCGAGGGACTGGTGCCGGATCTGCTGCTGTCGCCGCACTTCCGGCTGTCGGAGTGCGTGGCGAGCGAGACGGCGCTGCGCAAGGGCATCGCCAACGACCCGAGCGCAGATATCGTGGACCACCTGCGGGGCAGTGCGCGCGAGCTGTGGGAGCCGGCGCGGATGCTGCTGGGCGCGCCTCTCGTGGTGTCCAGCGGCTACCGCTCCGAGTCGCTGAACCTGGCGATCGGCGGCAGCGCATCGAGCGTACACTGCGCCGGGTACGCCCTAGACTTCCGCCCCGCGGCGCTTCCGCTCGACGAGGCGATGCGGCGCATCGTGGCAAGCCGCCTGACTTGGGATCAGGTGATCTTCGAGTTCGGGCGCTGGCTGCACCTCGGGTGGCAGTCTTCCGCGGGGCAGCAGCGGCACCAGGCGCTGATGATCTTCGAGCCTGACCGCTACCTCGTGTGGAACCCGCGCGATTCGCGCGTGGAGGACTGCGCATGAGCCCGAGCCTCGCCGACGTGACGGGGCCGCACGCGCGGGAACCGGAACCGGTGACGTTTTCCTGGCTGCGCTCTTGGACGCCACCGATGATCGCGGCCGGCGTGTTTCTTGCGGGCCTGCTGGGCTCCTGGTACGCACTGCGCGCGGAGGACCGTGAGCTACGAGCGGAAGCGAAGGCTGTCGAGAAGCGCGTCGAGACGGTCGAGCAACGGGCCGTGGTGCTCGAAGCCGCGCTGTCCGAGGTGCGGCAGCGCCTGGAGAACATCGACCGGAAACAGGATCGGCTGTTGTGCAAGCTGTTTCCTGCGGACTGCAAGCCATGACCGGAGGCTGCATGCTGTCACGACTCACCCGATTCCTGCCGCTCTGGCTGGTCGCCGGATTCGTGCTGGCGCTGGCGCTCGTCGCGGCGGCGCAGGAGCCGCCCGACGCCGGGCTCGTGATCGAGGAGGCCATCGTGCGCACCGCCC